ATAAGGAATTGTTCAAAGGTTCGCAAAGTTATCTGGAATATCTTGAGAAAACGCAAACAGCATTAAGCTTTAAAAAAGACTCTGGGCAGCTTTTTACAGAAACGGATAAAAATAACTTGGTTGATGTAACTGAAAAAATAAATCACCTTACCGGAGTTAAGACACCTTTAGAAAACTTCAAAAAAGATATTGAAAACTCTTTAAAAGAATTACCAGCGCTAACGGATCAGATCACTCTTTTAGATCAGGAATTAGCGAAAGCACAACTACAAGAGGGTAATGTAAATACTGCTGAGTTATTGGGTAAAACTAATCTAATTAAAGAAAAAAAAGAAGAAATTCTAAATCTGCAAAAAGATCTTTACAGAGAATTTCTTAATGAGCAAAAAACTTTTGAAGATAAAAAAAATGAAGTTGAGAAAAAATATTCTTTAATTCGAGATGAAATTGCCAAAAACCAAGCTATTACTGAAGCAGAAAGGTTGCGACAATTAAATATTTCTTACAAAAAAGAAGGTGAGGAAGTATCTGAATTAAATCTTGAGGGAATAAGAAAAACTGATTTATGGAAGAAAGCTTTTGGAGATCTTAGTACTTCCGGTGTTTCTTCACTTAAAAGGTTAAAAAAATACCTTGTTGACTATTTACAAGCAAACAAAAATTTACCACCAACTGAAGTCGAGGCAATTTCTAATCAGATAAAAAATATTGAAAACTCTTTAAAAGAAGATCCTTTTGAAAAAATAAGTCTTGCCACTCAGAATTACAAAAATAAACTTGACGAATTAGGTAAAGCAGAAAAAAAATTTGGTAAAGATAAGCCAGAGTTTAAAGCAGCTTTGGATGATACGAGGCTTGGTTTTATCGGAATAATGGAAGCTGCTAATGATGCTGCTCAATTTATGCTAAATGCTGTAGTGACTTCTATTGATGCTTTTGGTGGTATTTCAGACGAGGCTAAGCAGACAATTGGAGAGATCCAAAATCTTGCAGAAGGTGTTATTAGTGCAGTAAAAGGTTTCTATTCTGGTAATTATGGCGAAGCGGTAACCGGGATAGTACAAGCTTTATCCGCTTTAGGCAAATTGATGAATGGTGATTTTGACAGAGAAAGACATATAAAAACATGGCAAATAGCGGTTAATGAATTAAAAGATTCATATCAGAATCTCCTATATGTTATTGAGAAAACAGCAGGCGAGGATCAGATAAAAAATCAAAGAGAATTAATTGCAAATTTAAAAGAACAACAAAAGGTTCTAGATAAAATGCGTTCTAGCGAGGCGGATAAAAAGAATCATGATACAGACAAAATCGCAAGTTATACACAGCAAATAAATGAAATAAGCCAGCAAATCAAGGAACTTATTGATGATTTTCAATCTAGTATAACGACAACAGAATTTCGTGAATTATCACAGAGGTTATCAGACGCTTTAATAGAAGCTTTTGGAAAAGGAGAAGATGCAGCTTCCTCATTTGAAAAGGTTGTAGATGATGTAATGAGAAACGCAGTTGCCAATGCATTAAGAATAAAGATATTGGAGCCAGCTGTTAAAAGCATGGTTGATAGTATTTATACATCAATGGGTTTTGGTGGTAATTCTGGCGCAACAGCCGAGCAAGCGGCAATGCTTAAAGATTATAAAGATCAGATTGCTGAAATAGATAAAAAACTACCTACTGCAAATAGCATTATTGCATCTGATTTAAACAATCTCAAAAATTATCTCTTAGATAAAATAAAGATCATTAACCAACAAATTGCAGCTAATGCAATGTCGGGTTCTTTTGACGGACTTACTAAAGAGGAGCGTGATAAAATAAAAGAGCAAGGGGTTGGTGCTATGCAGCAATATATGGCAGCTCTTCAACAATATGAAGATTTGTTCGGTTCTGCTGCTGAGAACGCTCAAGGAATGAAAGGCGATATCAAAGGTGTCACAGAAAAGACTGCCGGAGCCTTAGAAGCACAATTCAATGCTGTTCGTATTAATATAGTTGCAATCCTAAAAATTCATCAGGCTAATCAGAATACGTTCAAAAATCAACTTAATACACTAAGCCAGATAGAAATTAATACAAGAAACCTCGTCAGTATAAGAAAGGATATTTCTGAATTAAATCAAAAAGTAAAAAAAGGCGCTGCCGGTATACCATAATGAAAACGAACAATATTTTAAACTTGGCAAAGAAGCAAAATCTGTGTAAAGATTATCAGGAGAAAATGAAAAACGATTCTTCACTTGAAAGTCTTTGCCAAATGTATTTCGAAGGTGACGATTGGAGTATGGAAAATGACTTCCCTGATATTGAAACTTTAAGAGCTTTCAAAGGTAAATCTGATATCTATGGACTTCATACTGATTATATAGGTAGTAATAAAAGTGAGTTTGAAGCAGCTTACTTCGGAAATTCTATTGTTGTTCTTACTTATGATCAATTTTCCATAGGTAAATTGATTTTAAGACATAATACTAAAGCTAAAATAAAAGCTTCCGGAAACGCAATTCTAATAATCAATATTCTGGATAAAGCACAAGTGGAAATTGAATGTTTAGAGGAAGCTTCAGTAAGTATTTTCTGTTATGATAATCACAATGTAAAAAGCATTGGAAATGTAAAAGTTCACAAATCAACCTTTAAAAGATGAATGAGGTAGGGTATTTTATTAACAACAAAAACTTTCGTGATTTCAAAGTTTATGTTTCTGATTCTATGGGAATAGCTGATGCTTTGGAAAGAAAAGCTGTACAGTCTTACGATTGGGCGGAATATCACGGAGCTTCTCCTAATTTACGAAATGTCAAATTCAAGGAAAGAAAAATTCAATTAAAATGTTTTGTTGATGGTGAGGACTGGGAGGTGATGTTAAGTAATTTTCATGCTTTTAAGGATCAGTTTGCAAGATCCGGAACTCAAAGACTTCATATTGTTCCTTTTGAGTTTAAAACTTTGGCTTACGAAGTATACATGCAGGAAGATATTGCCTTGGAGAAAACATTCAGAAAGGGTAGAATGGTTGGGATATTTACTATTAATCTTATCGAGCCTAATCCCATTAAAACCATTCTAAAAACATCTCTTGACAAGTTCAAACTCTCTTACGAATCAACAACTGAAACGGAATTATTCTTTGGAGATGGTACTAAACAGACAGCAAGGGGAAATGTAAACTTCACTAAGAATTACGAATCGCCATCTTATGAAAGCTCAGGAATCAATTTAATTTCAGTAAGTGGAGTAAATGCTGACTTCTACGAGGCATACACAATTCCCACCGATGAAACAGCTTTCAGATTTTCAGTTGAGGTAGTTATCACAGTACCGAAGGATTTGATTTTGGTAGTGATTGGAAGAAAGCCGGACAATACCTATTCAGCAGTCGCAATTTCTGAAATAACTAATGGAAAAACGGGTTATAACTCTCTTGAGGCTTTTGCCGAATTGAACATGTCTGATTACGGGAAATTCATTTACAAGGTTCTGGATTCAGATGGTAACGAAATAAGCAATCTGACCTACGGAAATGCAAAAATCGAAACAGCCGAAATAATTGGTGAATGGCAGGATATGATTGGAAAAGAAAAGATAATCATCATCGCCGGAAATATCGAAGAAATTAAAAATTTACAAACCGAAGCAGAAATACTTTGGGAAAAAATATAAAAACAAAATACAATGCCAGATTTAGATCAAATTAATATTACTGTAACGGATATTATTCCACCGGATAATTTTGCGACTGTAGATGCAGGCGCAAAAGTAGGAACCGTTTATACAAAAGAACAAGACAATGCGTGGCGAAAAGAGGTTGAAGCAGTTACACAATCAGGAATAAAAGGAGTTCTAAAACCAGACACGCCTTATGATGCCGTTACAAATCCTTATCCAACACCGTGGGCTCAAGGTGATTCACCATTATATGAAAAGTATGATGTTAACCAGGCGGGAACATTTCCAAATACAAAAGATATTAATGATGAAAATATTGTTGTAACCCAGAACGATATTGATCTGTTTGAAGTTCAAATATGGATTAAAAATGGTATAGCGCAGCTCTATAAAAAAGCAATGCCTCAAGCTATTCAATTTATACCTTCGTTTACGGGATCTACTTTTCCTTTAGTCTCAACAACTTCAAATCCAATTCAGAGAACTCACGATAATTCTTCATGGGAGTTGATTCCTGGTCAAACAGCTTCGGCTTCAGACATTCCAGGGGTAAGTTCTAAGTGGGTAAGTTTGGGAATATCTAAGGGCGAATTTGATTTTAACAGCCCGAAGATAGATTTTCCTTTGAATGGATTTTATGACAAAAATACCGGTGCTTTTATTGCTGTTCAAAACTATTATTCTTCTAATAAGTTTCTTGTCGCAGAGGGAATGAAGTTTATTAATTATTTTCTAGGTTCAGGAAATGCATCACAAGTTGTTTTTTTTAAAAAAGATGGAACTTTTTTAAGCTCGCAATTTAATCAAACTATTATCACTACTCCTATTAATGCTTATCAAGTAGCATTTACAACACAAACTGCAGCGAATAAAATAACCGTTCAAAGTGGTTTTTGGGGGCTTCAAACTCAAGCAAGACAAAACAATGATCTTACATCACTAATGACTACGAAGGACGATGTGATTTATAATTCTTTGTTAAATAAAATCAATGAGCTTTCAAATCAGATAGAAATTTCCGCCGAAGAAAAACAAGCGTTGTTTATTGAAATGGCATCCTTTACGTCTACGACTTATACGAATAATACTGCAACTCCGACTAATCCTAAAAACATTATTACAGTTACCAATACATCTAATAATGTATTGACAGGTGATTTTTCTGTATGGGGTGCTACAAAAATTATTAAGATAGCTTTTAAGTATGCTGATGGATCACATGACGTTAAATTAATCTCCGATTTCACGGCTACAACAGCAACGGCGGTCTCTAATTTTTCTCAAAATGTGGTTGAAGTATCAGCTTTATTTGATGAGAATTTAGGTCAACATCTTACAGAAATAGGATACAAAGCTATGGGTGAGAGATTGTTTAATTTTTCCAAACGTACAGCCTTTAGACAAACACTAAAAAAACAAGTTGATTTTTCAAATCATACGAAAGATGCAGTTTTAGTCAATGGATATTATGGCGTAAAAGATAATGCAGGGGTAAGGGTTTTAGATTTTAAATTATTAAACGCTTACCCGATTGGGTATATTGAAATTGCTGCTCTATCAATCGAGGCAGCAATATCTAATACCCCTCGTTTTTCCATGTTCACAAGCGCTACGATAGGTCAGGGAATAGAAATACCATTAGTTACAGATTATAGTGGATTCGTGGAAATGTACTTAGGTACACGTCTTTCGATAGGAGCAGGTTCGGGAATAGTTGTTTTGAAAAAAGACGGTGTGGAACAACAAAGCATAGTTTTTAAAGGCGATGTAAAGCGTGTTATAATGCCACACTCAACGGGTAATTATACAATCGAGATAAAGGTAAATGAGGCTATTAATGTTAATATTCAGTTATCATCAATATCATTCTGGAGCAAGAGAAACATTAACGAATCGATTTGGAATTCAAAAGATAGAGTTTTGTTCTTAACTGACAGTTGGGGAGAATATCCCGTAACTACTGTTGATGCTGAAAAACCACTTCAATTTAACGGTTTAAAGCGTGATGGAAAATGCACAATGCCCTTACGATTCAAAGAACTTTTTGTTGCGGCAGGCGGGAATGCTAACAATGTTTTTTTATGCACGAGAGGAGGATTTACCACGGCTTGGGCGAAAAACTGGATTGATAAAATCGTGCAACAAGTAAATCCCACAAAAATAGTTTTTCATTTCGGAATTAATGACAGAAACTCATATCAATATCTGCCTTCGTCACCGTCTGCATATGATTTTGACCCTGAAAACATTTTCACTGCCAAATTATCAAATGCGGGTGGGATTTTTGGATCTGTATCAAAAGATTCGTTTGCCGATAATTTACTCTATTTAAAGAGATATTGTATAGCCAGAGGAATTACACCTATATTCTTCATGCTTCCTTTCACTGCATCGAGCTCACAAGCTCAGGAGTTAATGACTTGGAATCGAGATATATTTTTAAAAGGATTTTAGAATGAACAACATAACCCTATACAGAAACGGCTCACCTCTTTTCAATTTAGTTGAAAGGGGGAAGCGTTCTGTTGAATCAGCTGCGATAAGTAAAGCTCTGCTTTCGGATGATACTTTAACTATCAGAATGAAATCAAGTTCAGTCTTGGATATTAAAATCAATGACTACTTTCTTCTGTTTGGCTCAATTTACAGATTGAATTCCTTACCGAATGTCAACAAAATCAGTAATACTGAATACGAATACGATATTATCGCTCAAGGTTTAATGTATGATATGCTGCGTTGTAAGTATTTCAATGCGGACGGAACCGGGCAAAAATTTAACTTAGAATTTCCGCTAATCGGAACTATTGAAACATTTTTGATCTGTCTTAAAAATAATATGCAAAGGCTTTCTTTGGATTGGGAAATCGGAAACTTCACGAACGCTGAAACCAAAACAATTACTTTTGGCGATGATACTTGTCTTTCGGCCTTACAGAAAATTTGCGATGAATTTAAAGTAGATTTCTGGGTTAAAATTGAGAATGATAAAATCTTAATCCATACCGGAGATTTCGGGCGAAAATTACCCATCAATTTCGAGTACGGAAAAGGTAAAGGCCTTTATTCGCTGAACCGCTCAAATGTTGACGACAACGATATTATAAATAGGCTTTATGTTTTGGGCGGAACTGAAAATATTCCCAATGGTTACAGAAACTTTTCTACCAATTTATTACTTCCAAATTCAGATTTTATCGAAGATGCAAACTTAATAGCAAATTTCGGCCTGAAAGAAGGTTCAATCACTTTTGAAGAAATATATCCAAAAAGAACAGGGAAAATAACAGCTTTGGGCGATACTAAATTCAAATTTATTGATTCCAAGATGGATTTTGATTTAAACGAAAAAGAATCCGATAATGTAACAACTAAATACCTGATTGCGGGCACATCTGCAAAGGTACATTTCAATACTGGTAATCTTGCAGGATATGAATTTGAAATAAAAAAAGGTGGATACAATCATACTACCAAAACATTTGAGATAATTCCATTCACTAATGATTCCGGGCAGAAATTTCCAGATATAGATTCTGAAGCTTTTCAGTTTTCTTTAGGTGATGAATATGTGATTTTAGATATTGTCATGCCTCAGACTTATATTGATAAAGCCGAAAACGAATTATTGGTAAAAGGTCTTGAGCAGTTTGAACTTCATAAAAATGCGAAAGTTTCGTATGATTTGGAGATAGATTCTGCATACATGGAAAAGATAGGAATCGGAAATTTTGACATCGGTGATTATGTTACAGTAGTTGATAAAATGCTTAGGATAAATTCTACTACCGTGACATTTATTGAGGGCGGAGTTTATAATCCTTTTAAGTATAAAGTTACAATCGCTGATTCTTATGAGATCAACTATGCTTCACAAGTTATTCTGGACGTAAAAACAATTAAAAATGTTTTATCAATTACTAATCTGGGAAATATCAACTACTCTAAATTAGGATTAAAAACCACTCAAGAACTTCAAAACCTCGCTTTTGATACAGACGGTTATTTCTGGCCGGAAAACATCAAGCCAAATTCGATAGAAACAAATATGCTTTCCGTTGGGGCGAAATCTCAGCAAGTGAGTTGCTCAGTAGTATTTGAATTGATGGTTGACGGAAACAAAAACAAAGTTAAAGCAAATGCAGGGGTAATCTATTCGCAGACTTTTGATAAGACTTGGAATATCGCAGAAAATAATATTGTAATTCCTGATGATGGTTTCAGGTATGTTTATGCTGTTTGCTCTAAATCCGGAACTGATGCCGTAATTGAATTTACTCAGGAAAAAATAAAGTTTGATGATGATGTAAATGACTTCTATTTCTTGCTTGGAATACTTCATACAGTGGTTGATGATGTACGTGTTCTTTCCATTACGATAGGAACGACTACGATAAACGGCGGTCTTATCCGTACAGGAATTATTTCTTCTCTGGATATGCAGACATATTTCAATCTTGACACGGGAGAAATTAAAGGTAAAATAAAGTTTTTGAATGGTTCTGACGGGTTTACCTCTATTGATGGCGGGTTGTTAATGTCTCAAATTATTGAGGTTGGCGATGAAACTGAAAGAAACGCCTTTATATCAAGCATTACAGATAATGGTGATGAAAGTATAAGAATTGGAGCAGGTGCGCCATATTCAGATAAGAACAATGCGCCTTTCCGTGTTTTAGATAACGGTAAAATGATTGCTGAAAATGCAAAGATCATAGGAGAAATTACCGCAACATCAGGAACGTTTACAGGAACTGTTTATGCAACTGATGGTACATTTTCAGGTGTTATAAATGCTTATTCGGGAACATTTGGAAGCGTATTAACTAATAAATACTTTCAAATAACATCAAACGGTATCGAATCACCACAAGGATGGATTATAACTGGTGACCATCTTAATTGGAATGGTGAGTCAGGTGGGCGCTTTGTTCAGATTCAAGGAGAGCAAACCAATAGTTCAGCAATTGTGATGATCGATAATTCAAAAACAGATAATATTCCACACACTTGCTTGCAATTAAACGCAAGAAATAGCACATCGGGAAATGTCGCCATAGATATTAGATCAGGAAGAATTAGGGTCGAAGGGGCATACGGTTTTACCGGCGGTGTAATCGTGAAAAATGGATTTGGAAATAATGAGACCCTGGTTTTTGTAAATGGGATTATGACCGGGGTTCAATAAAATAAATTAAACACATAAATGGCAAATCCAAACCCAAACGAGCTGGGAAAATTTCAGCAATTAATTTCAAAAAATCCTCTTGCGTTTGTCGCTGCGGTTTTCTTTCTCATGTTTTGGATTACCTACTTCATTAATCTGAATAGCAGTAAAGAATCAAAAGAAGATTACAAAACACTCTACTATGAAGAAAGAAAAAAAGTAGATGAATTAAACAGACAATTATTAATAAAGGCAGGATATATAAAAGATGAGACTATAAAAAAAGCAGATAGTACTCTTCGTGAAAAAACTCAGGAACAAGCAACAACATTATTAAATCAATCAAAATGAAAAAGAATGCATTTTTAGCGATATTGGTTTTAGCGGTTATCGGATTGACTGCAAACCTTTTTACAGGATGGTTTACTTTAAGTAAAAACGACAGAATCGCCTCTGAATCTATCGGGTCTTCAGATACAATCTATCTTGATAAGTGGATGAATCCAAAAGATAGCACCATTCACGGCACGTTTAAAGAACAAGAAGGCGAAATAGTAAAAAACTACGTGACCAAAAATTACATGACTTACGTAAGTGATACGCTTGCTCCGGCTCTTAATATAGCTCAGGAAAAGATCGATGAATTAACAAGAACGAACTTCAACTTAGATGGTCAACTGAAAGCAACTAAAACCGAGTTGGATGCTAACAAAAAAGCAAGGGTTTTCTATGAAAGTAAATACATGCAAATAGTATCAAACATTCAAGATAGCACGGTAGATTATAAATATAATGCTGTAGTTGACATTGTTAAATATAAAGATCGAAAATGGCTGCTCGGCAAAGAAAATACGTACGTTGATATTTCTTCACCCGATAAAAATATGAAGATTAACGGTGTTGAACACTTCAAGAAACGGATCGATGTGAAGCCGAAAAGATTTGGTTTTGGCATTCAAGGAGGCTATTATTATGTTCCAGCAGCTAATCAGTTTTATCCAGCGTTCGGGATTGGAGTATCATTTAATTTAATAAGATTTTAAAAATAGGAATAATGCAAACATCACAAAAAGGAATAAACCTGATTTTATCATTTGAAGGCTTTAGTACAAAACCTTATTTGGACTCAGCAGGAATCCCGACAATTGGCTACGGAAATACGTATTACCCAGGCGGAAAAAAAGTAAGCATGAAAGATCCTTCTATCAGCAAAGAAAAAGGGGCTGAACTTTTTGCTGCAGTTCTACCGACTTATGAGAAAATTGTAAAAAATAAAATACGAGTGCAGCTTACCCAGAATCAGTTTGACGCTCTTGTATCGCACACTTACAATACCGGAGGTTCTGATACTTTATTTTCTTTAATAAATAAAAAAGCAGATGCCAAATCGATTAAAGATTGGTTTACTTCAAGATATATTACCGCCGGAGGAAAGACTTTAAACGGTTTAATCCGAAGAAGAAAAGCTGAAGCGGATTTGTTTTTTGAAAAATAATAATTCCCCATCTAAAAAACGGGGAATTATAATCTATTTTGTAATTATTGTAGGATTCTCTAAGGGGCTGTTATCATAATATATTTCGGTATAATGACATTTTAAACAACGAAAAACAGATATAGGTAAACCACTTTGGAGGTTATGCAATTTTTCTCCTTTTTGATCAACAGCTATTGATATTAAAGAAAAACGATTAATTTCTCTTACTAGTTCTTCATTAGAATGATTAATACAGTAAACTACATTGTTTTTTTTAGGCATTTTTATTTTATTTTAGTAAAACTAAAATAAAAACATTTTCTAATTAATAATACAGTATAAATACGGAAATTAGTAAAAATTAACAGCTTTATTATCTTGGTATGAATTTTGAAATTAAGAAAAAACCATCCAATTTATATATTCAAATTTATAAGAGAGCTTCCAACATCAATCCGGTAGCTCTCTTTTTTATACGTCAAGTTTTGACGTATTAGTCATTCATTTTTGCTGTGGATAAGTTGTGGATTTCTCTACAATTAAACTACATAACTTTGCAAAATGGAAGATGGGAATTTAGAAATATTTAAATTAGACAGTGCTGGATCATTGATTTTGAAGCCTTTAAACGAAAGTTTGAAAGCTGGTGGTTATGGTTCGTTTCCCAGTGCAGCACTGGATTTTCCTGATGATAGCATAGATTTCCTGAAGCTTTTAGTTAAAGATCCTATCACAACATT